ATTTTATAAAAAACTTCGCTGATCATGAAAATTTTACTTTGATCAACTTAGATATAACCGACGCTTCTGGCATAAATAATTTAATATCATCAGTAAGACCAGATGAATATTATAATTTGGCAGCCTCCTCGCATGTTGGGCAAAGTTTTAAAGAACCTACAGTATCTTTAAAAAATAACGGAGAAGCTGTAGCAATCGCACTAGAAGCAATTGTTAACAGTAGTCCTCTTACCAAGTTTTATCAAGCTTCTACTTCTGAGCTTTTTGGAAATTCTCCTGGACCTCAGAGCGAAAGCACGAACTTTGATCCTAGAAGTCCATACGCTGCAGCTAAGCTTTATGCGCATAAAATGGTTGGTCTTTACAGAGAAGCTTATGGCATTCATGCTAGCTGTGGAATATTATTTAATCACGAAAGTCCTAGAAGAGGTTTGGATTTTGTAACAAGAAAAATAACAAGAGGCATATCAAATTTTATTAAAAATGGACAAAAATTTACTCTTGGTAATTTAGAAGCTAAGAGAGATTGGGGCCATGCAAAAGATTATGTAAAAGCAATGTGGATAATGTTGCAGCAAGATCATCCTGATGATTATGTTATTGGCACTGGAGAAACCGCTTCTATTAAAGAAGCTTTAGATTTTGTTATATCTGTATCTGGAATATCAGAGACGCCGTATGTGATAGACGACAAAATGAAAAGACCGGCAGAGGTAAATTTATTGTGCGCTAATCCTGAAAAAGCCAATAAAAAACTAGGATGGAAAGCAAGTCTTAATTGGAAAGATGTTTTATATGAAATGTATCTCAGCGACACAAAAGATATTTAAGTGTATTATTTTTGGTGAGATCTAAAAGAGGAGATAGAGATTACGAAGGCTATAGAAAATTTAGAGCTGAAGTTCTAAAAAGAGACAATTTTACATGTCAGTACCCAAACTGTTGCGTAAGACATGAATTAGAAGTGCATCATATCAAAAAATACTCAGAATATCATAGGCTTAGAACAGAAGTATTTAATGGTATCACGCTTTGTAAGGCTCACCACAAAAAAATTACTGGAAAAGAATCTGAATATGAATCCATCTTTTTTAAGAAAGTAATAGCTAACAGCAATCAGAATGATTGGGAAAAATTAAATGCGCCGAAAAGATTCAATAGAAAGAAAAAAGGCAATAAAAACTTTAAAAGAAACAATATACGCAAACGTAATAGTTGATTCTAGAGAAAAAAAACCATGGGATTTTTCCGAAGGTTTGCCGTCTGAATTTTTTGTTAAAAATATAGAAACCAAAGCTTTACCATGTGGCGATTACTCAATTGATGGATTTTGTGATAAAGATGGAATTATAATAGAACGTAAAAACAGCATAGAAGAAATAATAGGTAATTTTGGAAAAAATTGGGACAGATTTCAAAAAGAACTAGACAAGTTAGCTGAATACAAAAGATCATACATAGTGGTAGAGGACGATTTAAGAGATTCTTTTGCTAGATACTCAATACGAAACCCATTAAAAGGAAAATACTTTACGCTTTCTCCAGATTTTATCTTAAAAAGAGTCTGCGAAATAGACCACAAATGGAATGTCAAAACTCTATTTTTATCAAATAAATATTTTGCAAAAAAATATGTATGCAACATTTTTAAGCACCTAATAATAGAAAGAGAAAATGCAAAATAATTGGTCAAAAGATCACATAGATGAGTATCTAAATAATGCCTATTTAGAAATAGGTGACACTTTTAAAATAACAACTGAAAATGTTTTTAGAGAAAACCTATCTAAAAATGATATTCCAGAAGCTTTAGTTTCTGTATTTAAAGATTTACGATATCTACCTTTTACCGTTAAGACTCTTTTGAATATGAACCTATTCCCATATCAGATGTCTATACTTAAGACTCTTTGGGATAAAAAATTACCAATGCTTTTGGCGACTAGAGGCGGCTCTAAAACAACAATGTTAGGATGTTACGCGATCACAAAAGCCTTATTAAATCAAGGCAGTAAAATAGTGGTGGCCGGAGCTGGTTTAAGGCAGTCTGGATTAGTTTTTGAATCTATGGAAAACATATGGAAAAATTCTCCTATCCTGCAGGATATATGCGGCGCAAATAACGGTCCTAGAAGAGGGGTTCTAGGTTTTACTTGGGAGATTGGCGAAAGCAAAATTATGGGTATCCCAATAGGAACCGGAGAAAAAATTAGAGGTCTTAGAGCTAACACTATTATTGTTGACGAGTTTGGCTCTGTTAATCCAGACATTTTTGAAACTGTCATTAGAGGATTTGCTTCTGTACAAAGCAACAATACTTTTGATAAAGTTAAACATCAGTATCAAATTGAAGCCCTTAAGTCAATAGGTATAGACAGCGACTCTATAGACGAGTTTATAGGAGGCGAAGGATCTGAAGGAAATCAGATAATAATAGCTGGCACAGCAACATACCAGTTTAATCATTTCTACAAGTATTATATGGATTACTGTAATTTAGTTTATTCAAACGCCAATAAAGGTGAGAAGTGTGAATATGCTGTGATAAGACTGCCTTGGGACGAATTACCAAAAGGACTAATGGATAAAACTATTTTAGAGCAGGGTAAAGCTACAATGGATTCGGCCATATTTAAAATGGAGTATGGTTGCGTGTTTGCCAAGGATTCAGATGGTTTTTATCCAGCTTCAGCCATTCATAAAGCCACCTGCCCTATCTCGCTTAAAGACGGGGAAATAAAATTCTTCGTAGAAGATTTTGGTAAAAACAATGCTAAATACGTAATGGGTATAGATCCTGCTTCAGAAAGAGATAATTTTGCAATATCAATTTTAAAATTGGCTGACGGACATAGAGAGCACGTTTTTTGTTGGAGTACTAACAGAAAAAAATTTGAAGCTAACAGGAAAAAGAATCCAGCATTTTATGAAGGAATACAGGATTATAATACTTTTATTATAAAAAAAATCCATGAGCTATGCAAACGATTTAATATAATTAGAATAAATATAGACTCTGGAGGCGGTGGGCGCTCTGTTATAGAAGGTCTGAAAGACCCTTCTAAGCTTCAAGAGGGGGGTTTTTGTCTATATGACATAGATGACGAAGAGGTTTCGGATAGACAAGGAGCGCACATAATAAAGGTTATAGAATTCTCTTCAAGAGAATGGTATGAGTCTGCACACTTCAATCTACTCAAAGATATAACAACTATGCAGCATATTTTTCCTGCCTATGATGCCATAGCTGTAGAGCAAAACAGGATTTTAAACGCGGATTATGAAGTCGATGATTTTTCTATTGAAAATATTCAGTATGAGATCGAAGAATGCAAATATCAAACAACGCTTATTCAAGAGCAAACAACTCTTAAAGGCCACAAAACTTGGGATCTGCCTAGAATAAAAGGAGTTGTTACAGAAGGTATAAAATTAAGACTTAGAAAAGATCATTTTACAAGTCTGTTGCTAGCGAATGACGCAGCAAGAAGCGTTTTAAATACGCCTGCTGAGCAAACTAAATTCTCTTTCGGCGGATACTCCCTAAGAGAGGTTAAATCAAATAAATTTTCTGCTGGCTCTATGTATCAAGGTAAGGGTTTAAAAAAGATGAAAAACCTCAACTCTAATACAAATAGACCCTCAAATACTTCTAGACGTGACGGAACAAATGGAAGTATTTCATACTAATAATTTTATTATTGAATACCATGAACAAAAACGTGATTTCCTATACGTATAAAAGTAGCTTTTACTTTTCGACCGTTAATTAAAACTTCTGCTGTCCAAGATGATTTTTTTGGATTTGCGTCGCTTTGTTTAACAACTATTTTTACCCATCCTTCATTATTTTTTCTAGATGCTTTTGCATCTGGATTACAAAATAAATATATTTTTTTAGCCTGGTCTAAAGTTAATCCTGTGCCATTTGTAAAAACAGAATAATCAACTTCTGGTATTGAGGTTATCGTTGCTCCTTCCATAGCTTTATTATATCTAATGTTAAATTGTGTGCAGTTAGTAACTCCGTTCCATACTGAAAATTGCGATCTAGATAAACAGGCTATAACCTCCTTATTTGTTCCATTATATAAAGGATTTGGTACACGCATATAAGATGGTCCGTTTGCTCTATTTGCTATTACGTTTCTAACCGCCTTTTGTCCGTTAATTGGCTCACCTTTGCATTCACCATTAAGCGTTGCTATAATTATTTGCTCTTCCGTTTTTCCACAAATTAACTGCTCAATTGCGGAAAAAATAAAATTAAGTTTATCTATTATTTTTTGCATGAATTTTATACACTTTCAAAATGTTAAAAATTATATTTAGGAATCATTAGTGCTATAACTTTTCTATTTACTTTATATACATATTACTCCAATGTGTATACAATTGCATTGAGGTTAGATCTTGGAAAAAGAAACTTTTTACACTTCCACAAACAATGAAAAAAATGAAGCCTTATCTAAGCATGCTAAGGCTATGTCTTCAGTAGATCCATCACAAATGGCTTTTGGTGGCTTTTACTCTAATGTTGAGGATGGAATTTCTGTTAGGCCGCCATTTACTAGAAAAGCATGGGAAAGATTTAGACCAAACGAAAGAATTCCCTCTAAAGATATAGAGATAATGACTGCCTGCAGGGAAGCCTATGAAAGTGTTGGTGTTATAAGATCTGTTATAGACCTTATGACAGAGATTGCTGTAGAAGGTATTGAGCTTGTTAGTGAAAATGAGAATATTCAAAACTTCTTTAAGCAGTGGTCAGAAAAAGTGAATCTTAAAGAAAGAGCTGAAAGATTTGCTAATTATTTTGTTGTTGAAGGAAATGTCGTAGCGGGAAGAAAATTTGAATCTATAGACATGCCTGCCGTTAGAAGAATGAAGCGAGACTCTGTTAACGCAGCCATAAAATCAAAAATTCCTTTAGAGTACGTTTTTTATGATCCTCAAACTATATCTTTGATTGGTGGCGACTTAGCTATATTTTCTGGAGTTAAAAAATGGGCTATTAAATTGGGCTCAAAGAACATAGCTCATTTTAGAGGCTTGGTCAAAAAGGAAGGAGAGTCAGTACTAGTAAACTTTCCTAAAGAAGTTAAGGCGGCAATTTTGAATGGAAAAGGTAACGGAGATGTATTGATCCCATTATCTGAAGATTCCGTATATGTAGCTCATTATAAAAAGAAAGATAGCGATATTTGGGCAAAAAGTTTTATTTATAGTATATTGCATGACGTTATTTACAATGAAAAATTACGAATGGCAAAAATAAGCGCGTTAGACAGCTGGTATAACTCTGTAAGATTATGGAGGCTTGGCGATCATAAGGAAGAAATTTTGCCAGATTTAGGTTCTATCGTTAGGTTGTCTAATGTTTTAGAAAATCACAGCGGAGGAACTTTAGATATTATTTGGGATTCCATGTTAAGTTATGATCAGTATTTTCCTCCAATTGAAAAATTAGAGAACTTTACTGAAAATTATGAATCAATGCTCCTTGGCTTGGGTGTTCACAAAAGCCTCATAGGAGGAAATTCTTCTGCTGGAGGTTCTAATGATTCTTTTATGGGTTTAAGAAACTTAATGAAAAGAATAGATGGCATTAGAAGAGCAATTACAGACTGGATAAATGCTGAAGTTTCTATAATTTGTGAGGAACTTTCATTTCAAAATAAGCCTCGCATAAAGTTTAATGTAGACAATTTATTTGATCAACCTAGTTATTTTAAACTTTTAACTGAGTTAAATGACAGAAATGTTATCTCTAATCAAACAATTGTAGAAAAAATTGGTGAAATGTGGGATATTGAAAAATCTAGGCTAGATGCAGAAGAAAAATTAAGAAAAGATTCGCTTGTGCCAGAAAAATTAAGTCCTTTTATTCAGACAAAAATTTCTGACAGTAATCATAAAAAGAATAAAGAGCTTGTAAATATAAAGACAGAAAACCCTCCATCTTCACAAAACAATAAAGAGCCGATTAAAACGAATGGTAGACCAAATGGCTCAAAAGATACGGTCAAAAGAAAAGTATCAAAAAGAATACGGGCAGAGCATTTAGATTCTGCTACTAACTTTCACAATAAAATTGAAGATATTTTAGAGGCCTTTTATTTAGATAAATTTAAACTATCCAACAAGAGGCAGTTAAACAGTTCTCAGAAAAATGAAATAGACGTAGCCAAAGACAGGGTTTTAGCAAAATTTAAAGGCGCTGATTTAACTGCAGAAGAGATTTTAGAGGTTTCTCAGTCAGACTCTGTTGAATATCAAGATTTTAAGATCAAATTAAACAAAGAAATTAAGAAAATAAAGTCTCCCACAGTGAACAGTGTTAAAACTCTAAAAAACTTTATTATTGCTAATAAATTATCTAAAGTGTATCAAATACCATGAAAATTTTTAATTCAGAAAAGCATATAGCTGATAAGATTCTACAAAATAGAATTACTGCAGACGCTAGTCTTATATTAAACAATAATTCTGACGTAAAACATTTAGCTTTTGCTTGTCAAGGTAATGCTTGCGCAATGTCAGCTCTAGGAGGCGCTGATTGGAAGATAACAGACGACGTTACGCCAATATCCTCCATACTAGTGACTGACATATGGAATGCTAATGGTGATCTTTTTACTGCAGAAGAAATTGTAAAAGCATCTGAAACTCCAATATTTAAACCAATTAACTGGATGCATAGAGGTTCTGAAGACAGTGAAAATGAGAATATTGGGGTAATGGTAAAATCTATGCTTGTTAGTGGGGATTTGCCTTCTATTGATTTTATGAATGATGTTGATAAAAACAAATTTTTATCTTCTTCTAATAAAACTACATCTGGAAAAGTCCATATAAAACAAGATGGTCTTATTTGGTCACAGTATTTTCCTTCATATGCTGAGAAGATAAAAGCCGGTATAGAAGATAGAAATCTTTATGTTTCTATGGAATGCTTTTTTGAAGATTTTGGATATTGTTTAAGAAAAAATGAAGATGACGAAAACATTATTTACGTAGATCGTAATGAAGAAACTTCTCATATATCCGATGACTTGACCGCTTATGGGGGTAGAGGTTATACCAAATATAATGGAAAAAAATATCAGGTTGGAAGATGGCTCAAGAATATAATTTTTTCAGGTCAAGGTATAGTTATAGAGCCTGCTAATAAAAAGAAAGGTAAAATATTGAGTATCATAATAAATAATAAATCCAAAGCGGCATTAGAAGGGGCTAATGCTGTTCCGCCAGCTTCATCGGTACCTTTCCCTACTTACCAAAGTACAAATTCTCCACTAAATCCTGATGAAATGCAATTAAATCCTGACGCTAAGTTGGGTCAACCAAATATGTCTCAGGACCCTCAGAAGTTGGCTGACAGAGCCAATAAACCAAAAACAGAAGAATTGCCTGCTGATGGACTTCTTTTTTATTCCGCTAAGGAAGCAGAAAAGGTAGGTACAATAGAACTTGGTTGCACAGGAAGTCATTTATATCAATCCGATAGGCATTCTGATCAGCCTCTTCTTTATGCTGCCCTTATGGGTGATCCTACCGATTTAGAGCAGCAAATGAAGGTTCCTATGTATAGACCTTGTGCTGATGAAAGAGAGCTTAGGTTTATTTTACAAGAGCTATCAAAAAAGGGCGTTACGCAGTTAATGCGTGGGGGTAAAATTGAACAAACTCAAACTACTTCTTTTCAACCAAGCGTTCCTGGCGGAGCAGGAGACCTTCCTTCAAAACCATCTCAATATCTAGTAAATACTGGAAACCCGCAGCAGGGACCTTTTTATGGCAGAGGTTCAGGTTTAGATGAATCTAATAATTTAGTGTATAAAAAAAATAGAGTAAATCAAATGGAAAACTTAACAGAAGAAGAAGTTATCAATCATGTAGATAATGCCGCAGAGGTAATTAAAGACCTAAGCGGTGAAAATGCTCAGTACAAAAATGCAATTGAGGTGGCTACTGCTCACATTAATAACCTCAATAAAGATCTTTCAGAATACGAAAGAGCAGTGAATGAGGCAGCTGCGCATATTCAAGTATTAAATCAAGAGTTACATTCCTATAAAGATTTTGCGCGCGAAGTAGAAGTTATCGCTGATAAGGCTTACACTAACAAAATTGGTGAGGATAGACTCAAGGAAATGCAGTCTATCGTTGGAGATCAGTACACTAAGGCGGACGTTGCTGAATTAGCGTCTCTTGATGATAAGGGCTATAATGCTCTTAAAAATGCTGTTTCAAAGATATCCAAAACCATAGATAAAGAGTTAGAAGAAAACGAAAGAATTAAAAAGGCAGAAGCGGCTTTAAAGCGATCAAAATTTATTCCTGCTAAAGCCAACATGGTTTTAAATCAATCATCAGAGAATAAAGTAAATCCAGCGGAAAACCTCGTAGGTTTTACGTTGACTAGAAAAAGAAAATAATTTTAATTTTAAAATAATCTGTGTATAAAACTTAAAGGTAAAATAAAATGGCACTAAAACCCGATAGAAACATAGTAGATGAAGACATTTCGTTCTTCGCGGCCACTGGCTGGGCCTACGGTTCAGCTAGAGGCGGTATAGTTGTACCAACAGGCAATACCGCAACAGGCCCATCTGGCGCTGCAATGGATCAGTCAGCTAACCAGGTTTGGTACGGCCTTAATCCAACAGGCGCTGGACAACCACTAGGCGTTCTTATGAACGATGTAGTTAACATCGATCTAACTAGACAAACCCTTAACCCCTACAAGTCAGAAGCTCAAGTAGGCGATAAAGTTCTAGTCGCTAGAAAAGGATATGTTGTAACAAATATGATTTATCCAAGCGCTGGCATTACAGTTGGAGGTAAGGCTTATTTAGGCCCTTCAGGATACATTACTCCAAGTAGCGGAATATTACCTGGCACTTGGGGTGTCGCTAATCTTACAAGCGCTTTCCAGGTAGGCAAATTCTTGTCGTTGTTAGACGAAGATGGCTACGCCAAGGTTTATATAGATTTATAAATAGAAAGTAGGTAAAAAACTATGAACAATTCAATTAAAGCAAGCGTAGACACAGAAGAATTAACCACAGAAGCAAAACAGCTTCTAATTAATGCGGGAAGTAATGATAAGAACGTTGCTCTTAGAGCTCAGGCGTCTATAGCGCAAGGTATAGCTGCAGCTCTTAACGAGAAGGCAGTTGCTGTAGAAGGTCCTATCAGAGAGGGCATCCTTGATGGTGATATAGTTTCAGATATTTTCGTAACCGAAGATTTTACTGAAACCACCGACTTAAGAATTCCTCTTGATCTTTTAGCTCCAGGAACTGAGAAAGAGCACGTGGCTTATGTTATACCTGACCACGGCAAAATTCCAATGCGTAGAGTTGAGGCTGATTACATTCAGCTTAATACCTACTCAATTGGTAGCTCAATCGACTGCACTAGAAGATTCTTAAAGCATGCTAGATACGATGTCTTAAGAAGAATGATTGAAGTTCTTAATATGTCTTTCGTTAAGAAAAATAACGATGACGGCTGGCAAACTCTTTTAGCTGCAGCACAAGGTCGTGGTATATTAGCTTATGATGCAGATGCTCCAGCGGGCTCATTCACTCCTAAGCTTATCAGCCTTATGAAAACTGTAGTTCGAAGAAACGGTGGAGG